GACGATCTTGATAAATGCGACTATTAGGTGTATAGCCTTTTTATATTTGCTTTATTATAGCAGAAGGGAGAAAATATGCAAGGTTACAAACTGCATCATACCATAAAATCAAGTAAATTAAAACTCATCAGGATTCAAAAAGGAATGAAACAATCCGATTTGTCGAAGGCTTCCGGTGTGCCTCTGAAAAGCATTGGAAATTATGAACAACTTCGACGGGATATCAATAAGGCGCAGGCTGATATCGTTTATCGACTTGCTAATGCTCTCGGCTGCTCCATGGAAGATTTAATGGAACTGGATAAAATAGAATAATAAAAAAAGAGTACCCGCCGCTCTCGCTGAACGGAAGGTACTCTTTTTATTTGGGTCGTCCGGAATCCCCCTTAGACCCCCTCTTCGGCACATGATACTACAAAACTGCTGATACAGTCAATGCAGCAGAGTAGACAAAAATGCTTACTGTTTTTTGACAATGTCGGGTTTCGCCCATCCGATTCTGCCGCCGCCTTTTTTGGCTGCTACGCCGATATAGTATGGATAAGTTTTAGAATCCACGATGTCAGAAACATACATGGTAGCACCGTTCTTTTTGATGCTGCCGCCGGAACCGTTACCGTTCCCGTAGATCGTCCCGGTTACTTTTACCTTATCCCCCACCGCAAAACTGTCTGAGTTGGATGTGGTCGCCGCTCCAATATCTGCAAGGTCTACCCATCCGTAGACGGTAGATCCGCCGCCGCTTACTGCCTGCAAATGATATGGATGTTTGCCTTTTGCATACACGTTTGTTACCTTTGCGGTTCCCGGCTTGCAAGTCTTTCCGGACGCTGCATCCGCGCTGGTGTAATGCTTGGTTCCGGTAAAGGAAACAATGTCGCCGATTTTATAGGTCGTTCCCTTTCCTGAATCTGCCGCTACCCTCTGGTTTCCGCTTACAACAACCACAGTATGTCCTTTTCCGTTTGTCACAAGGATATCTCCGTTGTAAAGGACGGTGCTGGAAGTTACGGAAATTGCGTCCTCGAACATTCCTGTCTTTTTCAGGGTGGCTGGCTCTGACGCTGTATTAAAGTCTCCCGGATCAAATCCCGCCTGAATGCAGCAGCCTCTTACAAGCGAACTGCAGTCGGATTCCGTTTTAACTGCAATCTTCGCCATGCTTCCATACTTCTTAAGCTGCGTAATAACATCTGCCCGGTTCCCCTGATCGTAACCGATATTGTCATTCTGGCAAGCCTGCAGCATGGAATCTGCGATGGCATTAGCCACAGCGATTGCCTTTGGTCTGAAAGCAAGCCATCCTTTTTTGTGGACATAATATGCCTGTGTTGCCACCTCGTTGCCCGTCTGGTCCCCGGCTGCTCCGCCGGAAATATTACCGTTTTCATCAATGCGTGCGCTTCCAATAATGATTCCCATAAATATGTACCTCCTGTTTATTTTTTAATCTGCGCAATCGTCTGAATCACTTTGTCATATCCAACCATTGCGCACAGCCATGAAAGAAGAACCAATGCAATCAGATACACAGCCATCCTTGCATTGAACGCTGCCTCTGTCAGGATGACGTATGCCACCCCAACCAGTGCGGATAAAGCGATTGCTACATATCCGGCAAGGGCATTTGCGTAATAGGTTTTATTCTTCTCCTGCAGCAGCTTTTTGATTCCCTCTGTGAATAACCCGGTAAACGCTGAAACAATCAGCAGACCAAGTAAAAATACTTCCAATGTCATAGTTACACTTCCTCTCCGGCATTCTGCCTTTCTTCGTTTTTTCTGTCCTCAAGTTCGTATTCTCTGTCTCTCTGCCTGTCCTTGTTCGTCTTAATCCATCCCATCACGCCGCATTCCCCTCCGCATACGGAGAACACGCAGGTGCAAAGCGTATCAGGAATCCCGCCTGTCTTAACATAAATTACAATCATTGCTGATGTAAAAATGAGCAGCAGAATGGCTATGAATACGAGAATGCGGTCCATAACTCCGACCGTATTCTTTTTCCTCTTTTTCATAGCAGCCTCCTAAATAAATGAATTTTCATCCTTGCATTTTTCATAGGTCTTTTTGATTTTAGCGATAGCGGAAACGGCTTTATTGTTCGGATAATCTTTGTGATTTGTGCAATACTTTTCGTATAGGTCGATATCCGAAAGGACCTGATTGAAATGCTCCTCTGAATGCTTCAAGCCATGTCTGATCTCATCGTCAAACCGGAGTATTCTGTATCGTGCCGTATCGGCTTTATTCTCCGCTAACGCATCAAGCACATCTGCTGTCAGGGCTTTTCCGATGGCTCTCGCAAGCCAACTCCATGGGTTGACCTTGACCGGCGTAATCTGGATGATGGAAAGTACCACAACCAATGTAAGACCGCCATTTGTTACAATTTCCTGCAAACTCAATAGAACTCACCTCCCCACGTTGCATTGATACGAAAAAAGAGACCCTTCTGTGGCTTTGAATTTGCCTCATTTAAGGGTCTCATTCTTTTAATGGTAATCTTCTTCGCCTAATCAATTTCAGCCCGAATCTCGGCTGCTGTGTTTATTCTGGCTATAACCGGGAGAGCGTCCAGTTCCTCTGTTGCCATATATTGACCCAGCAATCCGAAAAGATCATTTATCACGCCTGCCTGAATGGATATGATTAGGCTCTGCTTCTCTACTACCTCAGTAAGGTTACTCTGCATCATACGCCTCGCCGGTGATGTACTCGTAATCGTCTGCGGTAATCTTCCCGGTCTTTACCCGCTCTGCCACCTGCTCCTCGGTGATCTTTCCCTGATTGTAGAGTCTCTTTAAACTCTGTACCAAAATGCTTGCCATATTAAATTACCCCCTCTTCCATCAACTGCATTGTATAGTTGTCGATTGCCTGCGAAGTATCAATTTCCTCAATGCTTTTCAGCATCTCATACTCCGATACGGAAATCTCTCTGCTCTCGCAGATGTAATCCGTAAAGGCAGGCATCCCGTCCTGCTCCTCATGATCCACCGGCGTGATGTTCCGACGCTGGATGTAGGTGTCCTGTGCGACCAGCTCCAACTCTTTAGGCTGCTGGGCACATCTCTCTTCGCTCCATTGCTTCATACTTGTTTTTCCTCCTGTCTAATTTTGATACAATTTTCTTGAGCCTGCCGATATCCACGAATGGTTTGATGTTATCTTGGTAGCAATCATAGGTATCTGTGCAGTCAAACCATCCCATGTAACTGAGCATGGCTTTCAAGTGCTTCTCATAATAGCCGCGTCCGGCTTCCTTTGCCTTGTGGAGCCGTCTGGCTAACCGGGTTGCCTCAAGCATGATGTGCTTTCTGATAAGGACCTTGCTCCGGAAGAACAAAAATCCCATGAAATCAAGCGGTCTGCCTGTGACCTTGCCTTTCTTCTCGTAATGGAACCGGCATACCTGATAATTGTTTTTCAGTTTCAAACGGAAACGCCTGCCGATAAATTGTCTGATTGCTGCAATCGCTCCATGCAGCACCTTCTTTGCGTTTGCATAGAAAACCATATCATCCATATATCGTACAAACTTTTTCAGTCCGAGCCTTTCTGTGATGAACTTATCAAGCGGCTCCAATATGTAGTTTGCAAGCCATTGGGATATATAAAACCCCAGCGGAATCCCTTTCTTGAACCCCGAAAGGCATAGCCGGATAATGTATAGAAACCATGTGTCCTTAATCCTGATAGCCAATTCCCGCATCAGGATCTTAATCCGGATGTTATCATAAAAATGCCGGATGTCGATTTTGGCAAAATACCTGATTCCGTCTCCGGATTTTAGCCACTTCATAATGGCTTTCTTTCCATAGTGCGCTCCTCTTTTCGGGAAGGAACCGCAGGAAAGCGGATAGGCGGTTGCCGTAATAATCGGCTCTAATATCAGAACAATAATGTGATGCAACCATTGTTCGTGTATCTCCGGCATATAGATTTTCCGTTTCTTGCCATGCTCGAATATAATTTTCGGGGTTCTTTTGTGTGGCTTATAAGCCAGTTCCGGATGCTCTACTTTTACATCCGGAGGTTTTGTGTTTTCAATCATTCGCCGCATCGCTGCGACTTCGATATCTAAGTTGGCATCAATGGCTATAATTTCTTTGCGCTTTGTTTTACCTTTTCGTAATTTCTTATATGCCTTCCGGATGATGTTCTCATCCAGCATCTTTTGATACAGATATTTGTACTCTTTATGCTTTTCATCCTTGTTGTCCAAGGACATTCCTACTCTTTGTTCCTTCATTCGATGTCGAGTACTCCTATAAGATATTTTTTCTTCTATCCCCTACGCATGGTAGGTGCGACCGCTTTACCATGCGCCCTGTATCGAGTTCATTTCCACTCCCCAAACCAATTATGGCGGATAAACGGTGTCTCAACCGTCAGCGGTGTAGGAAGGAGGGCGGCTTTGGGTTAATACTCCAAAATGGATAGATAAAGGCAACGCCGATGTTCCAGTTCGCATTCGTCGCGGTGTTGTTCCAATTACGCGCACGCGGACCCGTAATGAGACCATTGTTACAATTACTGAACCGAAGGGCGACCGCCCAAGAGGACGCCGTCCTCCTCCCCTGTTATATTTCATTTTATTTTATTTTCAAGATAATAAAGCGCTCATGTCTCTCTGGGGGAATTGCTGCGCATTCGCTCCGCACCCCCAGACCCCTAAGCGGCTACGCCGACAGGTGGCAAAAGAAGATCGGCAACGCCGAAGCCCCAGTCCGCACCCGTCGCGGTGTTGCTCCAATGACGCGCACGCGGACCCGTAATGAGACCATTGCTACAAAAACCGAACCGAAGGGCGACCGCCGTTATTGTCGCCTGCGAA